GATAATATTCTCATCAAGTCCATTTGTATTTAAGATGCAAAAAAATTTAAGAGATGTAAGACAACAAGATTATATTCTTTTAACAGGAGATCCTGCAGTGATAGGTATCTCGTGTGCGATTGTAAGCGATTATACAAGTGGTAAATTTAATCTCTTGAAATGGGATCGACGAGAGGCTAAATACTATCCAATTAATTTCGATCTCTATCAGAAAGGATAATAATGAGTGACGAAAAAATAAAAGTATTCACAGGTAGTGGGTCCTTTAATATACAAGATGAAATGTTAAAAGATTCTAAAGATCTTTTAGACAACGTAGAAGTAACAACTATTGCACAAGAGTGTGTAAGGTTAAAACAAAAAGAAGATGAACTAGCACAACTAGAAGAACAACTTAAAAAGAAAAAAGAAGAAGTTGATGAAATTAGTTCTCGTATCATACCAGAATTATTAGCAGAGCAAGGATTGTCAGCGATTAAATTAGCTGATGGTTCTAATGTATCTGTTAAAAAAGAATTTAGGTGCACTCTTCCAAAAGATGAAGCGAAGAGAGAGCAAGCCTATAAATGGCTTCGTGACCAAGGGCTAGGAGACATTATTAAAAACAATGTCTTTGTGACTTTTGGAAAGGGAGAAGACAACAAGGCGAAGCAATTGCTGGACCTTGCAGCTGAGAATGGATTTGAGCCGCAACAGAAATCTGATGCAGCATGGAATACATTAACAGCTCTATTTCAGGAGCGTGTTGAGTCCGGGCTCGACATGCCTTCTGACATCTTTAATACATGGATTAAAGATAAAACTAAAATAACCCGGAAATAACTAATGGAGAATGTGTAATGGCTAATGATATAGCGAAAAAAGCAGACTCATCACTGGCTTTGTTTGGTGATGATGCCAAAGGTTTTGAGAACATGACGCAGGATGATCTTGCGTTACCGTTTGTCAGAATCTTAGGACAACTATCACCACAGGTAACTGATGGTGATGCGAAGTATATAGATGGTGCTAAACCTGGCATGATTTATAATACTGTTACCAGCGAACTATACGATGGTAAGAAAGGTATCAAGATTATTCCTTGTTACTACAAAAAAGATTATCCAGAATGGTCGGATAGAGGCGATGGGCCAGGTGCTCCTGTGGCTGTGCATCTACCGAATAGTCCGGTAATCTCAACAGGTAAAAGAGATGGCTCTAAGATTAGATTACCAAATGGTAATTATCTTGAAGAGACTGCCTCTTATTTCGTTATGGTAGAAACAAAGACAGGTGGTTTTACTCCTGCTTTGATCACAATGAAATCAACACAACTCAACGTCAGTAAAAAATGGAATTCTATGATGAAAACCATACAAATACCTGATGGAAAGGGAGGATTTGCTATCCCACCTATGCATGGGGTTGTGTATAATCTAGCTTCTACTTTACAAAAGAACGATAAAGGTTCTTGGTATGGTTGGGTTGTAACGCAAGACCGAATTATGGGACAGGACGACAAAGCTTTGTACTTAAGTGCAAAAGAATTTGCCGGTAATGTATCCAAAGGAAGCGTGCAAACAAAAGCAGATGTGGAAGAGAAAGTATCGGACTCAACTCCGTACTAATCAAATTGGGGGGATTGTGAGATCCCCCCTTTACAAAGAAAGGAAAAATGATAAAGGATAAATTCAAATCAATATTTTCAGGATTGGAAATCGCTTATGGACAATATCAACCCGGTGAGCGAGGCGACAACGGAAAGCAACAAGGCAAAGCTTTTATTGTTCGTCAAGACGTCACCGATGAACTCTGGACAAATCACCTCGAAGGAAAAGGGCCCGCGTTGGGAATCATCCCTATTACGGAGAACAATGATTGTAGGTGGGGGTGTATTGATATTGACGAATATAACTTTGATCATCTTGGCCTCATTAAAAGTATTAGGTCCCATAATCTTCCATTAATAGTTTGCCGTAGTAAGTCAGGCGGCGCACACGTATTTTTATTTACAAAAGAAAACATTCCAGCATCTTTGATGCAATCAAAATTAAAAGAGATGGCAATCATACTTGGGTATGAAGGGTCAGAAATTTTTCCAAAACAAACAGAAATATTAGTGGAACGTGGGGACACTGGTAACTTCTTAAACTTACCCTACTACAATAACACGAAAGGATTAAGATATGCGATTGATGATAACGGTGATGCTCTTGCACTTGAGCAGTTTTATACTGCGTATGATAAGTATAGTTGCACCAGAGGAGATGTTGAAGGAATTCGAGTTGCAGAAAAAAAGAGAGAAGAGGCTTTCCCCTTGGGACCGCCGTGTCTAAACAAGTTAGCTGTAACAGGATTCGGACAAGGATCTAGAAACAACGCTTTGTTTAACATAGCAGTTTTTTACAAACAATCTGAACCTGATACTTGGGAAGATAAAATAGTAGAAGCAAATTTAAAATACATGGACCCACCATTAAGTAATAGTGAAGTTCAGCAGTTAATTAAATCTGTAAATAGAAAAGGTTATGACAAATATAGATGCAAGGATGCGCCAATAAATGCTGTATGTCAATCAGGACTCTGTAGAACAAAAAGATTTGGTGTAGGATTTGGTGAGGAAGAAATGCCAATCCTTGGAAGTTTAACTAAGTATACTTCTAATCCTCCGCAATGGTTTTTAAATGTAGATAAAACTAGAATAGAATTAAAGTCAGAACAATTATATAACCCAGGTATGTTTGCACTTGCATGTTTAGATCAAGCAAACAAAGTTGTACCTGTACCAAAACCAAAAGATTGGAAACAACATTTTTTAAAACCAATGATGTCTAATCTACAAGAAGTAGAACCTTTAGAATCATTAGATCCAACAAACGAATTAATAGGACTCTTGCAAGACTGGACTACCAACAGACAATCCGCAAGAACTAAAGACGATATATTTAACAAGTTACCATACACAGAAGATGGTTTTACATATTTTAGAATGGAAGACTTCTATGCATTCTTAAAGAAAAACAATTGGGACATGGACAAAATTAAAACAGGAAATTTAATTAAAAGATTAGAAAATATATTTGTAGAAGAAACAAGATTAAGAGTTAAGAATCAACAACCAAGAGTCATTAAGATAGTTACAATGAAAAAGATAGAGGCTAGTGTGTCTCCGGTTAAGTATCAAGAGGATGCATTTTAGTGGCTAAAGGAACAATACTAAAAAAAATTACAATCAATAAATATAAATTTGATTTAGAGATATACCCAAACTTAGATGGTCACGCAGATATTTGTTGGGAAATATTTCCTAGAAGTCATGAAGCTTCTTTGTATGCGTTTAGTAATAAAAATAAATTGACTAAACTTATAGAAAAAAAACATATATATGAACCTAAAAAGAAAGGATAATAATGAAAACAATAATTTTAGGACCGCCTGGAACAGGCAAGACAACAACTCTTTTAAATTTAGTAGACGAGTTCATTCAAGATGGTGTAAGACCAAAGCAAATAGGATACTTTTCATTTACGAAAAAGGCTGCAAACGAAGCGGCTGACAGGGCTGCAGAAAAGTTTGGATTAGATAAAGATAACGATCTACCATTCTTTAGAACTTTACATTCATACGCATTTAATCAACTAGGTATGTCCAAAGAAAAAATGATGAAGACAGAGGACTACAGAGAATTTGGACAGAAATGTGGCATACCAATTAAGACAGCAAAGTATTCAAATGAAGACGGAACTTTTAATTCTGACAATGAGTATCTTACAATCATAAATACAGCGCGTGTAAAACGTATGGATTTACTAGAGTATTACGACTCTAGACAAAACATGTTGGACATAGAAAGAAATACATTGTATTTATTAGCAGAAGAGTTAAAAAAATTTAAGGAAGAAAAAGGTTTGAGAGATTTCACAGATTTATTGGAAGACTTTATTGATGGTGATGTCAATAACAAATTTAAAGTATTGTTTATTGACGAGGCACAAGACTTGTCTCTTTTACAATGGGACATGGTGAGAAAGATATGGGGTCGTGCAGAGAAAACTTACATCGCAGGTGATGATGACCAAGCAATATTTAAATGGGCAGGTGCAGATGTAGATCACTTTATTGCACTCAAGGAAGAAGTTGACGACATCAAAACTTTAGATCAATCCTATCGTATACCTGGTGGACCAATACACGAACTATCTCAAAACATTATTAACAAAGTACAAAACAGATTTGATAAAAATTATAAGCCAAGACTAGAACAAGGAATTCTAAAAAGATATTCTGATCCAACCCAAGTAGATATGTCATCAGGTAATTGGCTGGTGTTATCATCAGCCAATTATTTTTTAGATGATGTTAAAGAACTATGTCAGATTCGTGGTTGGTATTATCAATACAAAGGTATGAACTCTATACCTTTAAAACTATTATTAGCTTTAAACAATTGGGAGTCATGGCGTAAAGGTGAATTGCTTAACGCATTAGAAATAAAAAACATATACGAATATCTTGGAGAAAATGTATTACCTGGATTTCAAAAAGGTAAAACATTACACTCTGATGTTAAATACAAAATAGAAGAATGTAAAAAAGATCACGGTTTAATTACAGACAATGTTTGGTTTGAAGCATTTGAAGGTCTTGATCCTATTACAGAAAACTATATTCGTAACATGAGGGCGAATGGTGAAACGCTAAACAAGAATCCTCGTATAATAATGTCAACCATACACGGAGCGAAAGGAGGTGAAGCTGATAAAGTTTTACTTATGCAGGACCTAACCAGCGCAGCGTTAGAAACTTTTAGTTATGATCCGGATGAATTACATCGATTGTTTTACACCGGAGCGACGAGAGCGAAGCGCGAATTGCACATCGTAGATCCTAAAAATTTTGATCGAGCTTATATAATATGACACACAAAGATATGTTTAAACAATCAACATACGACTCACTAGAAAAGCAGGTCGGCGGCAAACACTATCGCAACATGAAGATTCAGCCCGCACACTTTATAAACGAAAACAAGTTGCTTTTTGCGGAAGGCAACGCTATAAAATATATCTGCAGGCACTCTGCAAAAGGAAAAGAGGAAGATGTGAAGAAGGCAATACATTATTTAGAAATGATACTTGAAAGGGACTACTCGTGAGAAGTACACAGATACCATTATTTACTCCTGAGACGGAGTGGGTTATGCCACAAGAGCTAAAAGATCTTCGTGGACATAAAGAAATAGCAATAGACTTAGAGACCAACGACCCGCACTTACTGAGTCTCGGATCGGGGAACGTGGCTGGAGAAGGGCACATTGCTGGCGTTGCGGTGGCCGTAGAGGGCTGGTCAGGCTATTTTCCGATACACCATGAGTCTGGAGGCAATATGGACAAAAAACTGGTCCTATCGTGGCTACAGGGTGTACTAGATCAACCTGATACTAAATTTATATTTCATAATGCAATGTATGATGTGTGTTGGTTACGTAAAGAAGGGCTGTCATTAAATGGCCACATTATAGACACAATGATTGCAGCCAGTCTAATTGATGAAAACAGACTATCTTACAGACTAGATGTATTAGCAAAACATTATGTAGGTCTTGGTAAAGATGAAAAGATTTTAAATGAAGCCGCAAAGAATTATGGTCTTGATCCTAAAAAAGATATGTGGAGATTACCTGCACTATTTGTAGGTCAATATGCAGAACGAGACGCTGAAGCAACACTCAAACTTTGGAAGAAATTAGAAACAGAATTATATAATCAAGAGCTATGGGACGTGTTTAATTTAGAAACACAATTGTTTCCTTGTTTAGTTGACATGAGATTCAAAGGTGTAAGAGTTGACTTACAACATGCAGAAAATTTAAAGAAAAATTTAATAGAAAGAGAAAACAAAATACATAACAAAATCAAGACTTTAACAGGAATTGATGTAGAGATACATGCAGCTCGTAGCATTGCAAAAGCTTTTGATAAATTAGAACTTGCATATGACAGAACAGAAAAAAGTGATGAGCCTAGTTTTACAAAAAACTTTTTACAAAATCACCCACACGAATTACCAAAACTAATTGCAGACGCAAGAGAGATAAACAAAGCGCATACAACTTTTATAGACTCAATAACAAAACATGCAGTCAATGGAAGAATACACGCAGACATAAATCAAATTAGATCTGATCAGGGTGGTACAGTCACCGGTAGGTTCTCAATGTCAAATCCTAATCTACAACAGATTCCAGCAAGACATCCTGAACTAGGACCAATGATAAGATCAATATTTATACCAGAAGAAAAACATACATGGGGATCATTTGACTACTCACAACAAGAACCAAGAATTCTTGTACACTATGCTAAGATACAGAAATTAGAAAAGGTTGATGAGATTGTTCAAGCATACAAAGATGGTCAAGCAGACTTCCATCAAATGGTTGCAGACATGGCAGGCATAGAACGTAAGCAAGCCAAAACAATTAATCTTGGATTGATGTATGGTATGGGTAAAAATAAATTAATGGCAGAGCTAGGTTTGATGAAAGATTCTGCAGAAAAATTAATTAGACAGTATCATGCAAAGGCTCCGTTTGTAAAACAATTGATGGATAATGCTACACGAAGAGCAGAGGACAGAGGTAAGATAAGAACATTAGCTGGTCGGGCCTGTCATTTTGATTTATGGCAACCAACACAGTTTGGAGTCTTCAAACCATTACCATTAGAACAAGCTAGAAAAGAATATGATGAGCCATTAAAACGTGCATTTACATACAAAGCTTTAAATAAATTAATACAAGGAAGTGCTGCCGACATGACTAAAAAAAGTATGGTTGCATTATATAAAAATGGTATAATACCACACATACAGATTCATGATGAAGTAGATATTTCTGTTGAATCTGACAAACAAGCAGAAGAAATAATTCAAATTATGGAAACTGCGGTGGAGCTAAATGTACCTAATAAGGTTGATTATGAAAAAGGAAAAAATTGGGGCGATATTAAGTAAACTAAATACTTGGTCGCTATTATATAGACAAGAAATCGTATTGTTTTCTGCTGGATTTATAGTAGGTTTTGTTCTTGGACTATGGCTTTATTAAACGCAGACATCCCACCTATTTATTGTAAAGTACGGAAGGAGTATTTGTATGATTTTAAAAAACATCACGGAGAAAGTGAAGAGTGTGTTGTCTTCGGTCTCACATCTATGGCAGGGGCAGCAACATTATTTCACATCATGCTACCGAACGGTGCAGTCTTTTTTAGATTGCCTATCTCAGGCAGGTCGACACGCTTCAATTGTGGAATAGCTTCAGCTATTATCCTAGCGTGCATATGTTTAACTATCTAACATCACAACGCGGTAAATATTTCGGAAAAGATAAAAAATTATATTATGGTGAATATCTGTTCACCATTGATTGGTGTCATCCTGAAAGTAATATTCTGGATACTGAGCACAGCGAGATTCCTCATGAGCATAAGTGTGGACATGTTATGGCTCTTGATAATGGTAATTATTCAATTCAACCTAATAATCGCATCCTTTGGAATATTAGTAATTTTACCACAAGAGACGATATACCAGACTATAAGGTCCAAACTACAGAGTGGAATGTCGAGAATAAAGGCTGGATCACAGAGGATACTGACAAAATGTTCTATGAAATAGAAGATAAATAATATATTATTCTGGCCATGAAAATAGAGGTAGCCAGGAATGAATTATTACTTTACAGGAGTATTGATTATATTATTTGTTCTGATGGCTTTCTTTCTTGAACCAGGGTATATGCCTAGATGAGCAATAAACCATTAAACATATCTGAAGAGGCCGCCGTGCAAATGCCGATGAAGACGGTTGCCAGCCTGATCATAATCGTGGCACTCGGCACCATGGGCTATTTCCAAATTATAGAACGTCTCAATGTAGCAGACACACGTATACAGATTATGGAGAAAGATCTCGAAGAAAATACAGAGTTTAGAATAAAATGGCCACGGGGCCAACTAGGTTCACTGCCCGCGGATTCTGAGCAGTACATGATGTTCGAGGATTTGTACAAGACCACGGATAAGTTAAACCAACATATTGAAGAAATGGCTTTAA